AGAGGCCCTGGTCGGTCCACACCACGGTGCCGTCAATAGCCGTCGATCCAGAATCATTGAAGGTTGGCAACGCATAGCCGGAGACACCGGCCGTGGTGACCTTTTGCGTGTGTCCTGCTGGGTCCAGGATCGTGGCATTCAGCGCGTAGGTGTGATCGTCAAGCCACGCGCCCGGTGTGGTTCCTGTCCAGGCGGTGAACTTATACTGGCCGCTGGAGGGCGCGGCTGTGCCAGAGTTGGTGAGCTGCGTTCCAACCGAAAAACCGGTTCCACCGGTTACCACAACGCCCAGATCGGTAACCGCCGCCGCGTTGTTGGTGGTGAGGTTAACGAGCGCCGTGCGCAGCTCGTTGTAGACTGGCCGTTGAACGCCGGCCGCCGTCGCCTGGCCGAAGTAGAGCTGCGAAAAGAACATCGGATCGAGCGAGGCAATCTTGCCCTTGCCGCTCACATCCACCTTGCCGCGGGCGATGGCCAGGGCGAACTGCTGCGTGCCGTAAAGCTTCTTGAGGTCGCCCTTGAACTGGAGCTGCACCTCCTGCAGGATGCCGAACTGCATCGGTGTGGGATTGGTGACGAGGTTGCCGGCGTTGGGGATACCGTAGAGCACCCCAGATCCGAACTGCGGATTGAGCATGGTGTTCTCCTGAGGCGCTCATGTGAGCGTCGGGTTGGAGGTTGAGTTTTGGCGCGGTTATACGAGGATGTTGATGGGCAGGATCGCGGCAGCCTGCGGACCGAAAATCCCGGGGTCCAAATCGCTGTCCCCTTCGATCCAGCAGTGTGTTACCAAGCCGCCGATAGTAAACTTCCCCGTGCCAAGGTTGTCCGGTACCAACGCTGCATCAATCAAAGACAGAAGGCTATTGAGCGTGGTTTCGGCCAGGAGCGTTTCTGAGCCAATATTTTCAACCGGACTCCCGTCGAAGATGTAGAGTATCAGCCAGCCGCGGAGTACGAGCTTGGAAGGCAGGCCGGGGGACTTCTGCGGAACATGAATCTCTTTCCCCGCCACCTGAAATAGCGCCGGCTGCGCTGCGATTGCGAGCTGCGGCGGCGCAATATGTTTCCGGCCGAAAGATACAAACGAAGCCCCAAGTTGCGATTTAAACCACGCGAACAGCGCAGCCCAGATCGCCTCCCTATTGACGGCAGCATATTGATTCAGACTCATTCGTAAGCCTCAGCGACACGCGCAGCGATAATTTCCATGATGGGCGCAGTAAAGGCTTCTTTCGCCTGGCGCATAAAGGGATGCGGCTGAACGTCGAAAGCCGTGTGACCCACCGAGAAGAACGTGTCAGATCCGGCAGCGGTGAATTGAAAGAGCTTCCCCTCGACAGCGGTAACATGAAACCCCTCATCTAACGCGGTCCCCAGATACCCCTTGAATTTACGACCGCCGACGGTCATCTCACTCTTTGCGTTCACGGTGCCAGTGATAAGCTCGGCGGTCTCTTTGACGCGGGGCGAGTTGAGGATGTCAGTGAAGAGTTGTCCAGTCCGTGATTGGATGCCAGCAGCAGACGCTTGCGATACCGTTTCGGTCGCAAGCCCCTCCATCGCTTCCTGCATCCCCTGATGCATCTTCTCGAAGATTCGGAGCTTGACGCGCTCGACGTACCCGACAACGGAATCAACGCTGCTCTGTTCGACGACGAGTTGAAGCATCTAGCGCCCCTTTCCCGATATCCGGAGATAAGGCTTAGCCAGGCGCTCTTCCCGTTCCTGTATACGCCTATCAGTTGACGGCAGTTCACGCTTATAACGCTCAATAACCTGGAGGACATTCGGAGGAGCATCGATAATCTCAAGATGCGCTGTCTCACCCTCAGTGGAGCGCCGCGACGACACACCGACGTTAAGACGCTGCTTGTACCTATAACCACACCAATCGATAACAGCCTGCTCGATGTCGCCCGGCAACGCGATCTGGCCGGCTGTCGGTGTCGTGCCAGGCTGGACGTATCCGGCTGAATAAGTGAGCTTGACCGCCGCGCCGTCCGTGAAGACATAGCCGTTGAGGTAGACCTGCCAGATACGCTCCGGATCGATGTCCGCATCGATGTAGTACCCGAGGGCGATCTTGTCAGCACTGGCGGTAACTTCAGAACCTGCGATCGTGAGGTCGGTGACCGCAACGATCGGCCAGTGGAACGCAACCAGGCGGCTCGATCCATCGCCTTGGTGAACCTCCGTGTAAGTGCTAAGCAGGAGATCCGGGCGTCTGGTTGCGCGCAGAAAGTCCATGCTCACAGCCGTCAACAGACGCGCGAGCGTGGTGTCGTCGTTGTTATTGGTCGACGCAACCGGGAGCCACTGCTTGAGCGTTGGGAGAGTCGTCAGATCTTGAAGTGCCATGGGCTTTTCTCCGTTGCCAGGAAGGTTAGGCGATCAGGTTGCGATAGAAGTCGAGTAGCCTACGCGCGGCGGCCGGCAGCTCGCCGCCTTCACTGCCGCAGTTGTAATAAGCCTCAGCGGTCAACTTGATCGCGGTCCGGATCTCCTCAGGAACCTGCGATCCAGCCCACCCGGTGACATTTGTGACCGACGCTTTCGCGGTATCTTTGAGCGTCGCGTTGCCGTTGACATCCACCGAAGCGATGAAGGTGTCGAGCGTGGATCCGCTCGCGCCGGCGCCAGGGATCGAGATCGGCAGACCGGTATCTCCCGCCATCAGCGGAGCATCGTCAGGATTGAAGGTGATGCCTCCGGCAACGGTGAGCACGGCAGAGTTCACTGTCATCGTTGCGGTGATTGGAGTGCCATAGCCTGCGCGGAATTGCACCATCACGTTCGAAGGCACCATGCGCGTAGGCGGCCACGGCCGCGCCCATCCGGAATAGATGCGGGCTGGCTGCGTTTCACCGCCCCGCGCGAGCTGGTAGCCGTACTGCAGGCCATTATTGCCGTACGTCGTATCGAGCGGCAGAGTTTGAACTGCGCCGGCAGTGTCGACATATTTGACGAAATCAATCGACTGGAACGGCGGCTTCGCCAGCGTGATTGTTGGATAGTCGTTCCAGTTGTAGCGCACGTCACTGCCCGGGAAGCCTTCCATGCGCAGCAGCCAGCGTTGCGTAATGAAACAACGGCGCGCATAGCTCTCGCATTCACGGCGAGCGGAAAGAATGAAGGGGCGCAGCTTGTCATTCAAGATCTGCGACGCAGCGCGATCCGAGTCCTGCATGGGACCGAAGCCGAGCTGCAGCTTCAGTTCGGCAAGCGTAATTGGTTCTGCCACCGGGCGCGCAATGAGCACAAGATCAGACATTAGCGGCTCCTTTTGCGGGCGTGCGGCTGTTGCGCGGGAGACGGTTCGATATTCAGGCCTGGAACAGCATCGGCACTGAGCCGTGGCTCCCGGTTTGCAGTCTCGGCGAATGGATCCTCGCCGCGCCCGTTGGCAATCAACTGCAGGGCAATCTCCGAGGGGAACTCGCGGATCTGGCCGGCATAGAAGCCGTCTCTTTCGCGAACAAGCATGGGAAGTTCTCCGGCTGTACCCGCGTCCCGAACTGGCGACGCGGGCCTTGGCGGTTCAAGGAACTGGGTTAGACAGTCGCGGTGGGGTTCGACTCTCCGGCATAGCGCAGGCCGGAAAGAATGGCCACAGCCGAAGCGATAACAGAATTGACGCCGTTGGCGATGTTGAGCTGGACATAGGGGCTGCCAGCGGGCAGGTTGTCACCATCGATCTCAATGGTGTAGAAGATCCCGTCATTGGCGGACGGAACGAAGCCAGTTGCTGCGGTGGCCGTACGCGCGCCAAGCACGTCGTTGGCGGCCCCCGCGGTTTCCTGCTTGAAGAGGTCGAACGGAATGGCGGCGGCGCCGGCGACGGCAGCGCCCACGGCCGCGGTTGCGGTTCCGGCCTGCACCGTCACACCGGTGGGAGCCGCGGCGCTAACGCCGATCTGCAAGATGATGGTGGCGTGGGCTGCTCCTGCCATCGAGAAAGCCTGGCTGGTTTTGCCGCCCGTGACATCGACAGGGGGCAGGATATTGACGACATGCCCCTTCTGCGTGGTGTAGAAACCCTTCGACATAGCTTTTGCTCCTTCCAGAGCGGAAGTGGAATCGTGAAGGCCTCAGGCCGCCGCGGACTTGCCGCGAGCGGCCTGCGGAACAGGGGAGGTTACGAGCGAGTGGCGAGAGCGACGAACGGAGAGAGAGTGTTGGCTCCATTCTTAGGCGTCAACGGCTTCTTCCACATGGGCTGCCCGTCGATGCGCAGCTTCCAGCGGAAGGCGGCCTGGTCGGTTAGGAACTGGACGTGGATGGAGGTATCC